TGTCAGCTACAACAAGTCCAAACTTTGTTGTACTAGGTGTTACTGTTGCAGATACAATTCCACCTGATGTAAATACATATGTAATTGCTGATACAACAAACAACGGTCAGACAGTTCCTAGAGCTTTGTTTGGTAAATATAATACAGTTCTTGGAAATGCTAATGATAGAGTGTTAAATAGCATGAGAAATAGCCAATATAAGTTTGGTTACCCAACTGATGTTCACACTTCAGGCTCTTTTTCAAATGCGGACCACTCAGGAAATGAGCAATACTCATTTGGAATAGCGAGGAGTAGAAAACATTATGGTAACAGCCTTCTTTTTGCTCAAAATGAATATTGTGAAACAATATCAATGTGTAAATCAATAACAATACAACACAGTACATTCACATCATATTCAACAATTATAACAAGTTTCATTGATGGGGTGGCAACGCCAAATACAACAACAGCTAGGCAGGCTGGTAAAAATGGTGCCGCAAACAACTCAATAGAATCAACAGCTGAAGCGGTTTTTAAAAGGTTTGAATTTGAAGGAATCACAATGACCGGTAAGGTAGTTTCCATTACTGATACTAGAGGTCTTAGGGTTGGTGAACCTATTTTATTAGTTGATAATGTGGGTGCTGTTGAACAGAAGAATATAACATCAATTGTTGTTGGTGTTAGTGTTACAGTTGATACTCCACTGACAGTTCTAACAGACTCAAATGTAGTTGCTATAAGATATCATGGAATCCACACATCAAGGTATAGAAATGATGATGCTTCCAGTTCATTTGTGAGTAACTTTATTGTTGAGCCTCTTGATGTTCAGCCAAGTAATTTTAAAAAGAGAAATTTACAAGGAACAGTTCTTGAGACTGCTATTACAAGGCAAACTATTGCAAATACTGAGACTATTTCTCTGCCAGTATTTAGTGACGGTGAGATAGCAAGACAGAGAGAAGTATCTCTATCCATGCTGTCATCAGATGGTGCATCTTATAGCTGGGAAGATTTTCCAATATATAGTGGTGGAGGCGCCAGAGTAAAACTTGTTGCTAGAAGACTTGTTCCTGGCAACATATTAGATTTTGACTGGGAGTATTGATATGGTTTACTGGCTTATTAGAGACAATCTTGATTCAACATACACACCTATAAAGTCCATGGACACCTTATTTGATATTGATGGAGAAAATGAGCTTATAGTTATGGGTGAAGATATAATGCCTAATCAAGCCAAGGTGATTGATGAGAGTGGAAAACTTAGCGTTGTAATGGATGATGATTTAAATAAAATCCTAGATGAAGCTGCACAAGGAAGAATAGCAAGACAACTTTGTGAAGACATACTGGACATGATTGCTGGTTTTAATATTCAGAACTCAGTTTCAACAACTGAGATTGCACAGATGAAGATAGACTGGGCGCTAGCTTTTGAATATCTAAAAGATAACCAGCCTTGGGGATTTAAAGCAACACTTGATTTAATAGATGTAACAGGAACCCCTATAACATCTGATTTCATTGATAGAATTAATAAGAGAATATCTCAGAGTGGATTATCTGGATTATGAAAAGAGAGCTTAAGTATATGATATTTTTAATAGGAACAGGCTTAAGTGTAAGCTGGGTTCTATTAGCATATGCTCATGCTAACTTTGCAACAAAAGATATATTAAATGTAATTTTCAATGAAATAACAGAGATTAAAGTAGATATAAAAGAAATAAACAGATATTTGAGAGATAAAAATGAAATATCTAAGTGATATATTAAAATTTAAAAATCCTTATGAAAAAGAACACCTATTCTACCTGCACCCAGCTGTAGCTCTTATTGCAATGGATATGAGTTTTTATTTTGCTTGTCATGGACATGAATTTGTCATTACAAGTTCAATTAGAAGCATGTCTGAAAATAAAGCAGTAGGAGCTAGGTCTACAACGCATACATATGAAGATGGTGCAAGAGCTATTGATGTTAGAACATCTACGGTTCCAGAAGAGTTTTTAAGGGAGACAATTAAAGTTTTCTCTGAAAAATATAAAACAGTTGCTGCTGTTGTTAAGTCAGGTGATAAATATATACCAAGGTTAATACTATATGGTGACAGAGCTCATCTAGACCATATGCATATTCAAGTAAAAAGAGGGATACCCTCACATTATCCATTACCCTAAAGGAGGAGATTATGGAAGGAATAGAAGAGTTAAAGCAAGTACTAAAGATGGTTGCAGGTCTTGGAAACGCTGTTGATAAGGCGCTTGAGGACAACAAGATTAAAATGTCTGATGCACCTTTATTTATGGGAGTTTTCCTAGATATGCCATCAGCATTTGAAGGAATTGATAAGGTTCCTGGTGAAATTAAAGACCTTGATGAATCTGAATCAGCAGAGCTTGTTAAATACGTTGAAGAAGAACTAGACCTAAGAAGTGATAGAACAGAAGAAATTATTGAAAAAGGTCTTAAGCTAGCATCTGATGTGTATGCTTATTCAAAGTTATTTAAGAAAGAAGAGGTATAGTGGGAAACTTTTTTGCTGCAATAGCCGCCATTGGAGAGTTAATTAAATTAGCTAAAGAAGCTTTTAAGCTCTACAAGGATATTAAAGCTAGGAATGAGTATAAAAGAAGCAAGAAAATAGAAAAGGAATTAAGTGAAGCTATTAAAAATGGCGATGCTAAGTCTATTGGTGATAAGTTGCGCAAGCTGTAAGCCCTTTAGGTTTGATGACATCAGAAGCTACTCACATTCTGAAAATGAAGATGAATGCTTCTGGCTCAACAGCAAAACAGGTGACAAGATTCCTTGTGTAGATGAAAAGCTAAAATCCTACATGTGCATTCCTATTGAAGAGTATGTAGATTTCACAAGAGACTATGTCTGCAAACTAAAAGAAGAGATTGAGGAAATAAGGAAATAGAGGTCAGGGATGATTTCTATTGAGCTATTTGCCTCCTAATAGCCGCCCCAGGTGTAAAAAGCCTGGGGTTTTTACGTTATAGAGCCTACTTTGACATGAGCGTTAATACCTGAAACAATTAAGTGACTATCAAGGATGATGGCTTGGGAAATAAAGTTAGGACAAAACTAATCTTTAATGATGTTCATGGTCCGTGGAATGACCCAATAAGAACAGAATTAGTTCTAAAGGTTGGAGAGCACCTAAGAAAAACAGGTGTGTTAGATGAAATAATCATTAATGGTGACCTTTTAGATTTCTACGGAATTAATAGTCACGGTCCAAAACATGCTGAAGTTCATACCAGATTAGAAGATGAAATGATTTGGGGCATGGAGTTTATCAAAGACTTAAGAAAACGCTTCCCTGATGAAAAGATAACATTCATATATGGAAATCATGAGGATAGACTTGATAGATTTATTCACCAGCATTGCAAGGCTTTTCACAATATACTTACTATTGATAAGCAGCTTGATTTGGATAGATATAATATTCAATGGTTGCCGTATAATTCAAAATATAGAGTTGAAAAAACCAATTTATACATACAGCATAGCCCTCCCTCTTATGGTGTTAATGGTGCACGGACTTCTCTTCTAAAAAAACATGATACTAGCTATATATGGGGATGTACTCATAGAGTGCAGCATGCTTGCATAACTGGTGCAAGTGGAAATGAATATCACGCCTACTTTAATGGCTGGCTTGGCTCCACAACACTAACAAAAGAGCATGTGAGAGTATTTAGTTATGCTAAAGGACATGAAGAGTGGCAAGGTGCTTTTATAATTGCTGATATTATCAATGATATTGATTTCCAGATTAGTCAATATAGATTTCTTGGGGACAGTGTCTGTGTTGCAGGCAAATTAATAACTATATAGGGGAGGAGTATGAAAAATGCGAAAATCATCTGTTTTATTTTTTTCTTTATTTCATCTTGCGCTACTAATACTAATGATATTAGATATTCTGCGTACATAGATGGATGCAATGACACTCTTTATGATGTTATGGCAGCTACTAGTCAAGGATTACAAGTAAGTCAAAGTGATATGGTTATTAGGTATTGCAATATGAAAGCTCAGCAAAAATACATGCCATCAGAGGCTAGTGGTGACCTTCTTAATATTTGAAGACTTGCATTCATAATATTTGCCGTATTTGTTCTCTGTAATTTCCCAGGACATTACATCTTTCTTAGATGCAAACCCAAGAAATTCTACAATTCCCCTCTTAGAATTTAGGTGCATGAAAAAGTAATAATCACAATATCTATGGGAGTCTTTTACTGGAACTCTGACTATTGTCTTTCTTCTAGATGTTTTTATATCAACTTTAGAACCTCTGAAATCAAAATCATATTCTTTATTAACATGTTTAGCAGTTGGATAGGCTTGTATAAAAGCCCACTCTCCAATATATCCCATTCTAGTATTATCTATAACAGACTTCTTTATTTTCCTATCTTTATCAGAGTCTTCAGCATTATAGACATAGTTTTTACCATGGACATGTTTTAATCTTTTTTCATATGACCAATCTAAGCAGGCACCAGTTACATGAACTACCATGGGCTGGATATGTTTAAGCTTTTTATAAATTTCATAGCATCCGTATACATCAGATAGAGCATCATGGTGGCGAAGCTTAATGTTATAAAAATTGCACAAATAATCCAACTTAGCACTGTCAAAACCAAGGTGAGAATTCCTTGCCAGAAACTCTGTAGACTCATACCGGTCAACATGAAAGTATCTCCTATGTCTAAATTCAAGACTTGCTTTACAGGAGCTCACAAAGAGCCATTTCCAATCAAATTTCCCTCTGGAATGGTCTACAAACTTGGGTAGTCCATGAAGTGGGATAAGAGTATCAAGAGTATTGTAAATATCATTGAGAACATGCTCAAGACTAGGAGCGTGCTTAAGCTCTCCTTGAGAAAGACCATGAATTTTATAAGCATCATCACTCCACCACTCTCCTTTATTAGGCTTAATCTCTGACTTATATTCTTTGATAATATTCAAGTATTTATCAGTAAAAATACACCCAACCTGAATTATTGAGTGCCTCCAGAAATCAAACCCAGATGTCTCAACATCAACAAAGAAATACATTATGAATCTAGTTGTTGAACACTATGTAATTTTCCAGCTGTATTAACTCTTGGCTTAAGCCTAGCCTCTAAAAACCAGATTATCTCATATAAATCAACGTTCTTCTCATGGTCAAACCACATGACAAATGAAAGAACCTCATTCATTGCCTCTCTATGACCCTCTTCAAAGGCATTATCCCATATCTCTCTTTTTTGTTTCTTTATTGTTTCCATATGATTTTGGTATTGTGACTTATTCATCTTTATCATCCTTTAAGTATTCTTTAAAAAACACCCTTTCACCGCCTTCGCATTCATACCAGTCTCTATAGACCTGATATTGAACAGGAAAAGAGATTCCCAATCTTGATTTATTACTCCAGTCTGATGCATCAAATAAGTTCCATAGAGCTGTTTCAAATGAGCTGGCTGTCCTTGTGAATCTTTTAAAAAACAATGCCTGTTTTACAGTTTCATAATCTTCATACATTTATTACCTCCAAATATTTACCAACTGCATGTTTATCTTGTAGTGCTGCACCTTTTAGGTCTTTTGTCTTTTCAGCCCAGTCATAAAAACCCTTAAGCTCATTATCTGTTAGCTCTTTAAGTTTCTTACCCTTACCCTTACCAGCCTTTCTAATATATTCACCTAAATCAGCAGGCAAAATCTCCAGGCTTTCAAAGTCATCACTCTTAACCCTTTCTATAGCATCATTATCCTCTTCAGCAGCAAGCCCTAGAGCATTACAGTAGGCATATCTTTTAAAGAACGTGTTTAAGCCTGCATAGTCTTGATGATTCTCCTTATCAAACTTGTCCATGATGTTTCCCTTTCTATTCATAGAAGATATAAGCTTTGCCCCACTTGTATGAACCAAAACAGCATGAATCTGGTTACCATCCTCTGTCCAATAATGGTAAATCCCATTCTTGTGAAGAGCTTCTTCAGTTGCCTCAATACAATCTGGTAAGTCAGCGTAATTGTAAGAGTAAGTTCCACCTGTTTTTAGCTTAACTGTAACTACTTTGTTTTTCTTTAATGTCTTAAATGATTTTTGAGCTTTAACTAAAGCCTCTACAAATGTTCCCATTACCTCATTTTCAGTTTTTTGTTGTGTTTGTTCTGTCATTTCTTCTTCCTTTTGTGTGGTATGTAATATCCTTTATTCATTTCCTTCTCAACCATCTCAAGAGCCTCATCAAACTTCTTTTTATCAAACTTAGCCTGAGGAATGCACTTGCAGTAATCCCAAGGTGGTAGGTAGTGCTCATCACATATTGGACACCACTCTTCACCTCCAGAGAGATCATCTAAATAATCATCATAAATTCCCATAAAAAAGCTCCCAAGCATTGACTTTGACTATTTACATCAAGTTTTACTAGCTGTAAAGTACACCTACTAGACTTCCTTTTCCCAAGCAAATCTAGTAAACCGGTGGTGAGGGGTGCCTTTTTGGCAGACCTCTTGCCACCAATCTACCAACATGATTGAACCGGATACAACCCTTCACAATACCCCTGAATCCAAGGTTGATTGCCATGTTTGGATATCTCTTCAGCCTGACAACTAAAAACCATCTCCTCCTGAGTTCTACAGACTGTTTCAGCACCACCACATCCTGAAATAATAAATATCATTATCAACAACGCTTTCATTACCAGTAATTCCTTTCTTTTGCCTTTATATCTGTTGTGAGCATCTTATCTATACTAACCTTGTAAAATTTACACAGATCAATCAAAAGCTCTATAGACATTAAGTTTCTACCTTGCTCATATCTGTACAAACTAACTGGGTCTATTCCTAGCTGGGCGGCAACTGAGTCCCTGTTTTGCCCTAATTCCTGCCTTAGATAGCTAAGATTCCTACCTACTAAATCTCTTAATTCCATGATTACTGCTCTTCATCACCTAGTTTGCTAAACTTTGCAGCGATTAATACAGCTTCATAAGTCTCTTTGTCACCAGAGATGGCAAACTCATCACAATACTTCTCAAAAACATCTTTTTTAAAGTCACCGTAAGTAATACCAATGTCATCTAAAATCTCTTGTTTTGTTCTCATATCTGCCTCCCAAGCAATTATTAAGTATACCCTATAATAACACTATATGTCATACAAATCAAGTCAATTATTGCAGTTGAGTAGTATTTTCACCTATACTATTGGAATCATTTGGAGGAAATAATGGCAAATCAAGAGGAAAAGCAGATTGAAAATCAACTGGTTACATACCTATCTCATAAAGGTCATCTGGCTATCCCTTATGAGAACGTGGGTATCTATGACCCAGTGACAAAAGGATATAGGAATAGGAGTAAGGTTGGAAAAATCCCTGGAGTCAGTGACATCTTGGTTATGAGGGGCTCAGATGCTGTATTTGGTGCCATAGAGGTTAAAAGACCTGAGGTTAAGGAGAGAATTGAGAGAAATATAGGCAAATGGATAGAGAGAAGAAACAGTGGACACAAGTATTCTAAAGAGATAAATCACTTCTTAGAGCAATATGATTTTATACAGCAGGTCAAGATTAAGGGTGGATTTGGGGGCTTTGTTAGTGGTGTGGGTGATTTGATAAATATGGGATTATAAAGAGATTGTAGATTTTACCTTTGACAGAGCTGCATACAATCTGTAATTTCCATGCTAAAATATCAAACTCTTTCTTCCTTAGAAAGTGCTTAAGCTAAGCGAAAGCATAAGGGGAAAAAGTGCTCATGTGGGGCTCCCAAACGCCCCCTTGAGTGAGTGCTTTTAACCCGTTCTTAGTTAAGAATACAAACACCTTACTCCTTGGGATACCTATGTCAAAAAGTGATGAAAGCACCTTTCCTAAGATTACAAAACCAATTGACACTGAAACATCTGTCTATTTTGATGTAGATGAAACACTAATTCAATGGCATCCAGTAGAGGCAACTCATGTGGTAGATGGAGTCCCTGTTGCAGTGAATAAAGATGTGGTCAAGTATATGAAGCAGTGCTGGCATGAAGGTTTAAGAATCTGTGTTTGGAGTCAAGGTGGATTTATTTGGGCTCAAAAGGTTGGCAAAGCCATAGGAATTAATCTATATGTTGATCATTATCTGAGTAAACCAAATATATATGTTGATGACATAGGTCATTTCATGTGGATGGGTACTTGGGCAAAAGTCAAGGATGGGAAAATAGTGGGAGAAGGGTTCAATGAATGATGCAGGTGAGTTTCTAAAGACTCTTATCTTAGAAGGACTTAGGATCATTCCTAAGGATGAGTTAGTTGATAAATATTATGAGTTATCAATGGAAAATGAGAAATTAAAGATAGAAATAGAAAAATACGGAGTAAATAATGAAAGATAAAGAAAATGCTTATGATGTAATTCAAAGGTTTGTTGTAAATAACAGCCCAGATAAAGTTGTCTTGGAAGCATTAGAATCTTTGGATATGTCTAGGGCTTCTTTTTATCTAAAGATGAGGAATAAGAACAGAGATTTAAAGAAAGCACTTAGAGAAGCAGTAATCTTAGTTGATGATTTATTAACAGGTGGTTTTAGCGATGAAGAAGATCTTATTTTAGAAAGAAAAGCAGAAGATTTCATAGAAAAATACGGAGTAAGTGATGAGTGAATTTCAATGGGACATTTTACTTTTAATCCTAATAGCAATGAACTTTTGTTGGACTATGTATCTATACCATAGTTCTCAATTGAATAGATGTGTCGATATGAAAAAAATCTGGGAATTCCTAGAAAAATACACAAAAATAGGGAAAAATACGGAAAATGATGACTAAAGAGGTTTTTAGTGAATCAGGTTTTACTGTGACTATAAGTATAGATACACAATTTAATGGTCAATATTCCTATGTAGAATTTAAACACCAAACTGGTGGGTATTATGGCTGTGATTCAGAAGAAGATATAAGCTTAGAAAACATCAAAAAACTACACAGTTCTTTAGGTGAGTACCTAGAAAAATACGGGATAGTTGAGAATGGATAATAAAGAACCCCTGATGGATGATATATTATCCTTATTAAAAGAAAGATTTAATGGAGATAAGGAAGAAGCCTCTAAATTCTTGCTTGCCCACAATGTGCCTAATTGGCAGGCACTTGTGGAAGCAGAATTTGAGGTTAAACATGCAATACTTAGGAAGTTAAAAAGTGAGAGACAATACGTTACCCTTGAGACAAGTACACACGTCATTACAAGACCAAAAAACACGCAAAGCATCTCAGATATCACATTCTCAATTAAGGGATACAATCCATTTAAAAGAAATTGATGGTGACACCCTAATCTGTATGAGAAAATCAAATGGAGAGTTAATCCTAGTTGATAAGGTTGTTCATGCAGATAAAAGAGAGCTTAAGCTTTAGCACACTATGTAAATTCATACTTGATAAAGAATTATATTTGATTTCTCCCCATTCTGGGGTATATCATTTCCAGTACAAAGATAAGTTATTTGGATTTTCAGTGCTTGGGGATAAAATTTATAGAACACATACCGTAGTAGTGGACACCCAACCTGATGAAGATGGCAAATTCAGAGTTGAAAAAGACTTCTGGAATTGGTCTAATAGCTTAATTAATTAAGTCGCTGTAGGAGGCACTTTATGAGAAAGGATAGTTTTGGTTCTGTTATTGGACTAATTGTAGTTGCTGCAATCATGCTAGCAATAAGCGCATTTGTATTTCAAGTTGCGTATAACGCATCATTTGTTGAGCTCTACGGCTTTAAAAAGCTAACCTATGAGACAGCTTTTCCATTGTTAATCACTTTTTACATTCTTGGTTCAATGCTTAAGCCATGGAAGGGAAATTAATGAAGTTAGAGATAATAAAGAAACACTACTGGGCATGTGATAAATGCAATACCAATGCTGGTGGAGTTTTCCCAGAAGGACATGTCTGTACTATGACTGAAGGTGAGTGCAAAGTTTGTGGTGATACAGATGTTATGCTTATTCCATGGGTTGATTATAATTGGGATAATAAGCAAGATGATATGGTTGCAAAGCTTAATAGGTATTAGATGATTAAGTTATACCTATTCAAAGATGTAATGAGACTTAAAACTGTGGTTAGAGTTATTAATTATGATGGTAATCAGAGATATTACCTGAATAAGAAGCAAGAATGGATTAAGTTTGAGCAGTATGAGCAAGTTAGGGAGGAATTCTTAGAGCTTGACCATAATGTAGAGATACTACAAGACAGTACAACAATTCTTGATACAAAGGCTCTTGTGGATAGAATAGAAAAGGATAAGAATTGCCACATAGGGGACTTGAATAGGATAGTTGATATTTTATTAGAAGCAAAAGCACCTAGTAAAAGCTAATAAGGAGTACTTAATGATTAGTTTAATATTTGTATTGTTAGCGGCTGTTAGTAATTCTGTGATGGATGTGCTGCAGTTTCATTTTACAAGGTCAATATTCATTAGAGGTGAGCATTTATTCTGGAACCCTGAAATTAGCTGGGAGAATAAGTGGAAGAACGGTGACCCTAGCCAAGGTGAGAAGTTTTGGGGAAGTACCAGATGGTTTGTATTTGCTACTGATGGATGGCATTTAGCTCAATTCTTAATGTTAACATTCTTTTCATTAGCAATTGTATTCTATCAGCCAATGCATTCATGGTGGTTGGATTTAATTATTTACAAAGTGTTGTTTGGAGTTGGCTTTGAACTATTTTATACCAAGGTGTTTAGATAGTAATCAGTCATATATGAGGTGTTAAATTAATTATTAATAATAAGGAGTCACTTATGAATTATTATGAACCAGCAATTGCATCAATTATTCTTTTCTTTTTATTCCCAGTAGTACTATTTGGACTGCAATTCATTTGGATGAGGTAGCTATGGACCATGAAGAAACTAAGCAGTTAAAACGCATTATATTAGACATGACTAAATTAGCTACAAATAGGATTGAGCAAATGTTCCCTGATTATGGAGAGCATGAAACAATCATGTTAACTTATGCTTTATTTAAAAATGGCTGTGAATTTCATGAACAATTCTTTGCTGATAATATGGGGATTGATTTAAATGATTTATTCACTGAAGAAAACCAAGAGTTTTTATGATTGATGATGAAAAATTAAAGCTTTATGAGAAGATAACTTCCAAATACACCAATAAATATGGGTTTTTTACCTACCACCCAGTTATGCAGCAAAACCCTGATAAGGGAGATTGGGATAGTGATAATCCTCATCTTTGGACAGGTCAGCTAAACCTTTTATTGAGGTATCATGGCTATTTTGAAGATTTATCTATATTGGATGACCAGCTAAACCGCTTTGATTCAACTATAGTAAGCACAATGGTTGTCCGGGGATTAAACGCTAGACATGCTCCACTGGGAATATATTTAGACAGTGATGAGTATGATGCCATTAGCTTAGATGAACATGATGGAATGTTCTTTAGTAGTGCCGCTCTTGCCTCAACAAAAGATGCTGCTATTTTGAACTATGGTGAAAGCAATGGGTGGTCATTTAATGAAAAAGAGCCCTTTGCCGGTGCATTTCCAAAAAACATTAAATCATGGATTAATCTCATAAAAGGTCTGGGTGAAATCATTGTTTTTGCTATTAAAAATAAGGATTTTTCAGGCTCAGATAAAATGGATAAGGTCATATTTAAGTATCCTGAACTTATAAGGCTCTCCAGAGTGAGACTTGGAAAAGAAAGGGCATTTATGAGGATGTCCATTGGTATGAAGCCTGGTCTTATGTCTTACGCTCATTTAGTGGTATCTCTTTATTATTCAGCTAAGAAGAATAAAATATCAGGACATAACAGAAGCTTTTATAGATTTCTTGTCTTGTCCAATATTGGGTATAATTCCTATTGGATAAGTAGAGCCAAAAAATACTATGTAAAGAAGATGAAGCAAATGTATGGTGATGAATACATTCACCGTATAACAGCAATGTATCTTTGGAATAAGGACAATCCTCTGCATGAGCTCACAAAAGGTGTTAGTCTATGAATCTATGTGACAAACTGCTAGAGGAAATACTTAATGAGAAAATGATTGAGGGAATTGGCATAAATAAGAGAGAAATAACTGTATATACAGCACTTCTGGAATATGACCATTTTCATATTGTGAATTCTGGATGTATTACTGATGACTTACGGAGTGCTTTGTTTAAAATTAGAGAGGATAAACAATTTAAGGAGGGTTAAGTGAACAGAATTAATGTACTAGGTTATTTAGGGAAAAAACCTGAGTTAAGAGAGACAAAAGAAGGGAAAAAGGTCACTAATTTAAATGTGGCAAGCACTGAGAGAGAGAAAACAGCATGGATAGAAGTAGCCGTATGGGGAACAATGGCAGAAAACTGTGTAAAATACCTTGATAAAGGCAGCCAAGTTCTAGTCCATGGGAATTTAGTTCAAAATGCTTATGAAAAAGAGGGTAAGAAGTTTTATTCCCTTAGATGCAATGCTCACAATGTTCAATTCATAGGTGGAAAATCTAAAACTGATGGCAATGATAAGGGTCAGGATAAAAAGGGAAACTGGAAGCCTGAGGTAAATACAGAATTCACTGCTGATGAGATTCCGTTTTGAGAAAGATTCATCTGCTAAGAGGCTTAAATGAATCTGGAGTTTTATGTGGAATAGAGCTGCCAAGGTATGCCACAGACAATCTCTCTGAGGTTAGCTGTAAAAGCTGTATTAGAATCTATAATAAAGATGAGCCAATAAAGGTTGAGTATAAGGGAGAACCTATACAAGAGCCTATGACACCTACCCATAAACGCATTGTTAAGTTAACAAATGGTGGAAAAGTTCCTTTTTTATCTAATTTCCTAGGTTTTGAAAGGCACTATGCAGTTTATGAGGTCTATGAATATAATAAAGAAGGCGAATAAGGAGAATTTATGGATGAATTAGAGATTTATAAGAAAGGCAATAAGATTTTATCAGAAGCTATGAAGGTGGCATCAGATAGAATGTATACAGTAGGTCATAGGATGAGAATTATGGCAAAGGCTACTAAAGAATATAATGAGCTTATGTCTCAGTTGGCTGAAAGTAAGACCCCAAAGAAGAAATCAAAGAAAAAAGTAACCAAAAAGACTGAAAAAACTAGTGTTTCTGGTGAAAGTTAATCCGCCCTATAGAGTCTGGTATCTGCCCTGGACATGGGGCAGGGTACCTAGATGGATATATGAGTATGAGGATGTTTTTCTTAAATACATCCATAAAGAGCAGCACAGTAAAATTAAGAAAATATTCAGAGAAAAATCCAAATTACATTGATACCCTATAAGCACTGAGGTGGCAGGATGCCGGTTGGAAGGGTTGCTTGGGTTATGGATAAACCAGAGGAAAATGTAGTTTCTCTCAAATTACTAGAGCATCCTAGTAAAAATACTAGCTACATTGATGAGCGCATTGAGCGATTAATAATTGAGATAAGAAAGTCTGAAAATGATTACACTTTGCCCATATTAACAGAGATAGCTGATTACATATCAGAGTCTGAAGACCATCCATTTCTAGACCAATGCTTTTATAAGTTAGAGGAATGCATTATGTGGTATGAAAGGTGGTCAGAGTTGCAGGATGAGCAGGATAAGGATTAAAATATAACTGGGAAGCCTTACCTCTTCCTTTTGTTGTGTAATAGCTGATAGGTATTACCGTGTAGATGCTTATTAGTGGGAGAGGGGTAATTCATAGGATTTGAATGCTCCTCTTTTTTTGACTCTATAGTACTAATCAGATACCATTCTAATATGTAGCAAGAAGTTGCACTGCATTCTAATAGAGAAGTCTAAGGATGGTAAAGGATGAAAAAGAAATCAAAAGGTGGAAGACCCACTAAGTATAAGCCTGAATATTGTCAGAAGATTATTGAGTTCTTTGATAGACCATTGGTTGAGCATAAACCAAAAGAAGTAATTCATCCTAAATTGGGTGTTGTTAGTATAATGGAAGAGAGAGGAACAGACCTACCATTGTTCCAAGACTTTGCTCATGAACTAAGTGTCCATACAGATACTTTACTAGAGTGGTGTACAAAACATGAAGAGTTTTCCGTCTCCTATAAAAGAGCCAAAGAATTACAGGCAAAACATCTCATTACAAATACAATGCAAAATAGATATGCAACATCATTTGCAATCTTTACAGCTAAGAACATTATGGGTTGGAGAGATAAGCAAGAAATAGAACAAACAACAAATCAGAATGTAACAATTACTATAGATGGTGAGGATGCAAAACTCTGATTCTGTTTTTAAAAAAACAAACAGACAAAAGAAAGCAATAGGGTTATTAGGAGGCACTAATCAACATACTATGCTTTATGGGGGTTCTAGGAGTGGGAAAACCTTCATACTTGTCTATGCTATTTGTATAAGAGCACTTCTATGTAGAGAGTCTAGGCATGCAATCTTAAGACTCTCCTTTAATCATGCTAAAAGAAGTATATGGCTTGATACTATGCCAAAGGTGTTACAAATATGCTTCCCAGGATTAGATGTTAAGTGGAACAACACTGACTTCTATATCACATTCCCTAATGGTAGTGAGGTATGGGTTGGTGGACTGGATAGCAAGGAGAGAGTTGAGAAGATTCTAGGGCAAGAGTATTCTACTATCTTTTTTAATGAGTGCTCACAGATTCCTTTCTCATCAATTAACATGGCACTTACTAGGTTAGCCCAAAAAAATGTACTGGCTAAGAAAGCATATTATGATGAGAACCCTCCAACTAAAAAGCATTGGTCTTATTGGTTATTTGTTAAGCACTTAAACCCAGATGAAAACATACCTGTTGATTCAACTGATTATAAGTCAATACTTATGAACCCTGAAGACAACATGGATAATATTGATGAGAACTATTTAAAGATTCTTAACCAGTTACCTGAAAATGAGAGAAACAGATTCCTATATGGGCAGTTCACTGACTCAGGTGAGGGTCTTGTGTACTATGCTTTTGACAGAGAAGAGAATGTAGCAGAATATCCTCATGATGATTATAAGGGTACAGTGTTTGTGGGAATGGACTTTAATGTTGACCCTATGACTGCAATTGTCTGTTATGTTACTAATGATGTTATATGGGCAGTAGATGAGTTCTTTATTAGGAACTCAAATACATTCACTATATCTAAGCAAATCATGCAGAAGTATCCAGGTGCTAAGATAATTCCTGATAGTACTGGTAAAAATAGGAAAACCAGCGGTAAATCTGACCATGTAATCCTAAGAGAGTGCGGTTTTGAGGTTATGAGCACTAGGAACCCGTTTGTTACAGACAGAATCAATAATGTAAATAGACTATTAGAGCAAAAAAAGCTTAGAATTAGTACTAAGTGCAAGAAGCTCATCAATGACCTGGAAAAGGTTGTTTGGAAGGAAGGGAGAACAGAGATAGATAAGAACACGGATCATCTTTTAAGTCATATCTCAGACTCCGTAGGTTATGCCTGTCATAAACTATTCCCTATCCAAGACCATAAAGTTGGTAGCTCTATAAAAGGAATTAGATAAAACCAAGGATGATATATGGCATTACCACGGATTGACCTGAATAATGAGAACCAGATTGCTGAGTTCATTAATGAGATTCAATCAGCACAGTTTAGACATAGACAGCGTGCTGAATATGCTGGATTTGAAATATACACCGGCAAACTCTATGAATATGTTCTTAATGCAATAGCCAAGAAAAGAAAGCTTACATGGGATGGCTATACAATCTCTTCTGTTAACTACATGAAAAAGATTGTTGAAAAGAAAGCTCAAGCCTACAAAGAAGACCCTATTAGAAAGGTTATTGGCGTTGACGGAAAAGAAAATGAAGAGAAAACTCAGCTATTAAATGAGCTATATGATGAAGGTAAAATAAATGAGTCCATGAGGACTCTAGATATATCATTTAACAGGGCAAGGCATGCACTATCATGGATGCAAAATGACCCTAATGATGTAGGTGATTTAAGTAAGTTTAGGCTTGTACCACTAGACCCGTTCACTTTTAATGTTGTAGTTGACCCAGATACATTTAGATTGGTTATGGTGGTACTATCTTATCCTGACCAGACAATAACACATCAAAATACACGCGTATTTGATGATTCCCTATATGTAGATAGAGCGGATGGAATTAATCAATCTTTAGCTGAGAGTGATAGAGACTCATCTTCAATAACTAACACCTATGTCTTCTGGACTGATGAAGAGCATGTGAGAGTTAGAGGGAAAACCAACATATCTGCTGGCAGAGTTGAGACAATCATCACCTATGACCAGCCTGATGATAATATTGAGGGTATAAATCCATACGGAGTGCTTCCATTCACATGGCTTACTGAATTCCCAACAATGCCTGAAAGACCACCCCTACAACCTCTTTATAGAGAATCAATTAACATGAACTTTATGAGAAGTGAGCTTCTTACGGGTGCAGCTATTGCCTCTACCGGTATTCTTAAGATGAAACTGGCTAAAGGTGATAAGCCTGAGGATGTTACTGTTGGTCATAGCCTTGTTCTTACACTTGAGCAGCCATTGGACCCTGATGCCCCTGAGGTAGATGCTGACTTCATCAATCCTAATCCAAATCTAGATGGTGTGGGGACTACTTTTAAAGAATACGTTGAGGATATTGCCGCTGAGAATGGATTATCTGGATTCACAATGACTGATGGCAATAAGTTTAACTCAGGATTTGAGAGAGCTCTTGCTATGGCTGATGTGACTGAAGTTAGAAAGAATCTTCAAAAGAAATATGAGAATGTTGAGAAAAGTAACTTTGAAATCATAAAAGCTATGGATAGCGCTAATGGAACAGGCATGTTTGATGAAGAAGATAGTCTTGTAATCATCTATAAGCAGCCTGAAATCCTTCAAACAGAGATGGAGCAGCTTAATATCATTGAAAAGAAAGATAGCATGGGTGTTATCAGGGAAGTTGATAAGATTACAGAGCTTAATCCTAATATGGATAGTGATGAAGCGGCTGAATTGCTTAAAACAATAAAAGAAGAGAAGCGTGAGAAGATGGCAGAGATGCAGCGCTTTTTAAAAGAGAATATTCCGCCTAGTGAGGATAATGATGCCAATAACCAAACAGCAATCAACCAAGAGGATTCTTCTATCTGATTTTTTTGATACTGAAGAGATTGCTAGCGAGTGGAGAAAGGCAGATTCAGGTACTAAGGAAGCAATCAAGGCAGCAGTTGGGGAGTTTATAGTCAATCAAATCAACAGACATCTTGATAGAGGTGAAACTCCAGTTGAAGGTGGAAACTATAAGAGGACTCTTGCTAAAAAACCAGGTCAAAGGGGTCTTCCTAGAATATCTAGGCTTTTAGAGAGTGGAGATATGAGAAGTCAGATAACATTTAATGAAGGTAAGGGCACAGCTTTAGATGTTGGTATTTTTACAACTGCGCCCAAGGAAGATAGACTCAAGGCTAGCGGTCACAATAGAGGTGACAGTGCTACAGGCATTCAAAGAGAGTTTATTCCTGATGGAAGTGAAGCATTTAAGCCATCAATAAACAAAGGAATACGCTCAATTATAAGGGATGCACTACAAGGAAGTGAAGATGCCAGTGATACTTAAGACAAATCTGACATTAAACAAATTAATTCCTGATATTAAGTCTAATTTTGCTAAAGATAGTGCAAAAGACGTTAAAAAACTTATCACTGATGAAATATTATCAGGTAAAAGCCCTGTTGCAGGTGGTGAATATAAAAGAACTTACTCTGATAGCTATGCAAAGACTAAGGGCAGGCGCTCACCTGTTGATTTAAAGGTTACAGGTAAGTTACTTCGCTCAATTAAGTCATTTATAACGGCTAGGGGCAATGTTTCTATATTCTTTAGCAGTCCTATTGCTAAATTTCATGACCTTCCTGGGTTAGCTAGAGTTTTAAGACAAATGCTGCCTAAAGGTAGTCAGGTTTTCATAGGCAAAATACAAAATAGAATTGTTAAAGGATATGATGATGCAGTTGGGAAGGCAGTTAATAAGCAAAATAGGTGACAATTAATGTTACCTTGTTAACAATATAACCAGTAGGAGGTTTTATGAGTGAGAGTGCAGAAGTGCAATCACCGGAAGTAGAGAAGTCTATTCCAGTTGATGAAAATCAAACTCAGGAAGTGGTTAGTGATGAAGTTAAGAGTGAAGACATTAATGACAGACTCTTAAGAGAATCACAAAAGTGGAAGAAAGAAGCCCAAGAACTAAAAGCTTTAATAGAGAAGCAGGATAGGGACAGGCTTAAAGCAAAAGGTGACATGGCAGAGTATGCCAAGAGTTTGGAGAAAGAACTTGAGGACCAAAAAAATGCTAACAAAAACCTTTTGGAAGACGTTGTTTGGACAAACATCAAAGCTGAAGTAGCTGCTAAATGTCCTGATGCAAGAGATATTGATACTGTTTTAAGTAAGCTCAATATTTCTTCTGAAGATGTTGATGTTCATTCAAAGACGATCAGAGACTTAGATACAAGAATTGCCATTGTTAGAAAGAATCATGGTGATTGGTTGTTTAAGCAAAAGGTACCAGGTCTTGAGAAGTCAATCCCTAAGTACCAAGCACCTGTGGAGAAGTCTACAAGTGAAATGACAAATAAAGAATATGAACAGTATTTGAGAAACAAATACAAATAACCATCAAAGGAGTTTGAAATGGTTGATGTTGTAACGGGGGACACCCAACTAGGGTCCACAAAAAATGATGAGATTACTTCTCTAGTTCAAAGAGAACTAAAAGCAAGAGCAATTCTAAGCGGTTTTGTAATGGATGTTTCAAGATTTGCTGGTGAAGGAAGACAATCTATTGAATTTCCTAAGCTAGAAAGTTTTACTCCAATTAACAGAGCTGAAGGGGTTGCTGGAGATGCTGCAACACTAATTGCCACAACTGATAGTCTTGCACTAGACCAAAATGCTTATGTTGCTTGGATTATTGATAGCAAGTCTAAAGTTCAATCAAGCATTGATTCTGAGCTTGAATTTGCTAAAAGAGCTGCCTCAGGTCACGGAAGATATGTTGATGCTCAAATTATCGCTGCTGCTAATTTAGAGGCAGGTTACTCTGAGACACCAGGTGGTGGTGGTACTATCACTTATGATGCAGTTCTTAACATGAGAGAGTTTGTTCTTCTTAATGAAGGTATGCTTGAGAGAATGGCGCTAGTTGTGTCTGTTACTCAAGAAAAAGAACTTTTCAAGTTAACTGAATTTAAATCAGCAGATGTTTATGGTCAGGCTACATTACCTTCAGGGGTAATTGGGTCTATCCTAGGTATGCCGGTTATCCGTCACAACCTTCTAGCTGCTGATGAAGCCTTTGTATGGGATGCTGAGGGTATTGCTCTTGGATTCCAGAAAGGACCATCAATTTCTGAGCAAGGCGCCAATGAGTTTGGTGCTGATGCCGTTAGAAAAGCAATGGACCAACTATTTGGTGTTAAAGGTATGCAGATTGCCCAAGGTACTGCTGCTGCAAATAGGTCAGCTCTTATTGCTAAGCTTAACGGAGCATTACTCTAATAAATGGCTAGTAGTTCAACTATACCTAATTTTTTGGTTGCGGAGAGTCCTGAGGCTCTCCGTAGCCTTATGTTAGAGAACAACGCTTTATTGAATGCATTTGTTAACTACAGATGGATACAGCATGTGAACAACAAGTGGTACGCCTGGTATGATGTTGATGTTGAGAAAGAAATGATAATCCAGGCTAATAAGGTTAAAAAAGAAAATGAGGAGAAGTAATGGGTTCAATATCTCCTGCGGTAGTAGGCAAAGATACTGATGAAAAGTCATTTGTTAGGTCACAATTCCTATCTGCATTTGCTCCTCCTGAGCTTACTGACTCAGTAACAACATTAAGAACATCACTAACAGATGTATTTGAGTTTAGAAATGGTGGATTGGCTGGAACAATTCTTAAGACAGTCACAATTACATATTTAACAGCATCAAAGAAAGATATAGACACAGTAGAGGTGTCTTAATGGCAGTTGTATTTAACCCATTCACAGGAAACTTTGACTTTGTAAGTATAGAAGATGTTCCTGTTACATCAGTTGCCGCAAATGATTCTACACTCACCATATCACCAACTACAGGTGATGTTTTAGCACAAATTAACTTAGCAAACTTTAATACATGGACTAATAGAGCGAGGTTTAGAGAAGATGCAGATACCGGAGTGGAAATTGGTACTGATATCAGTAGTGGTGGTAATCCTGTTGGCTATATCACTACGTTTGGGACTGCATCTGATATACCGCTGGTAATTAACCCCAAAGGAACTGGTGCATTACAAATTAATGAGTCTGGTGATGCCAGGGGTGTTAATGCAATTGATTTACAATCATTATCAACTCTATCAGCTCAAGTGGCTGCTGGAGAGAGAAGTTTTCTATTATCAGGTGAAGATAATCAAATAAGTTCAACATCCACTAATAGTGGAATGGTTGGTGGAAATAATAACACAATTGATTCTGTTGCTGCCACAATGATAGCAGCCGGTGCTTCAACAATAAACTCTACAAATGCTGGTGGTGGAAACTTTATTTTTGGTGGAGCAAGTCACAATATAAATGATGATGTAGCCCTGTCATTTATCATAGGTGGTTCCACAAATAGTATAAATACAGTTGGTAGTGGAAATTGTATTATCAATTCACAAACATCCTCTATAACAGGAGGGTTTTTCCAGGGTATCTTTAATGCCTTTGGTTCATCAATAACCTCAACAGCCCAGGTTAACTCAATATTAGGTGGCTCAGGAAATGGAATTGGTGGTGCATCAGCAGCTAGCGCAGTTGTTATGGGTTTTGCTTGTTCAGTAGATGGGAATATATGCTGGATTGGAAACGGTTCAACAAATGTTATATCAGGTGGTGCGACAACCACTGCATCCACCATAATAAATGGTGGGAATAACAACTTATCAGGATTTGGAAACACTATTATTAACGGTTTTGGTTCAACAATAGCCAATAACTTTAATGTTTCTATGAATGGAGCCATAAATAACTCTAGAAATAATGAAATATTGCATAGTGGAGGCAACTTTGGTTCTCCTGGTGATGCTTTACTAGGTGTTGGTGGTGCAACTGCCAGTACATCTGATGCAATTGTCACAGAAATGCAAATTAATACTTTAATAGCAGGTCTTGCTAATATAACATTACCACAAGACCACACTATAGCTTTTAAAGGGTGTATAGTAGCTAGAAGCCAAGGTGGAGCTGACCATGCCATGTGGGACATTAGTGCTTTATTGCAAGATACCGGCGGAGTGATAGCTATTGTTGGCGTTCCGGTTGTAGCTCAGCTTCATGGGAGTGCAGGCGCAGCTGCCTGGGCAGTAGCCGTAGCTGCAGGAGCAGCTCCAAATAGAGTAAGCGTAAATGTTACTGGAGCTTTAGCAACAAATATAAGGTGGAATATGAGATATGAGTTTAGCGAAGTGGAGTATGCATAATGGCATTACAAATGGACTTTGAATCAGAATCAGGAGCCACTGGAAACTTTTGGCAAATTAATAACTTTACAATAAGCGCTAAAGAAAAGCTATGTATGATGAGTATTGAGCTTTATAAAGATGATGATGCCTATAAACAGGGTAAAACAGCACTCAGCTCTAGAACATATAACCTTAACGGTCCATTGTACCCGTTTAATGCTGGTGCTTTTGATGCACTGGCTGAAGGTGCTAGTCCTGCTGATGCCATATATGGTCTTCTTTTGACAGTTTTTGGTGCTGATTGGATTGGCGCAACAATTGTACTTGATGAGGATTATGGGAGTGAATCTTGATGGCAAAGAACATAACTAAGTGGTTCACAATAATAAGTACGGCAATAATATTAATATATGACTTTATTATATGGTGTATGGCAGACACCCCAGCTACAATCTCAGCTTATATATGGGAGCTTTCAGATAAAAGTCCTGTTATGCCCTTTGCTTGGGGATTTTTAATGGGTCATTTATTCTGGGCAAGAAAACCGGAGGCAGGTAATGAATCTAAAGGAAATGAGTGACCAGGAACTAAAAGCAATGGTTTATGATGAGGCACAGAAATTGGCAATTGCTCAAAACAACATTAGACTATTGGAAGAGGAAATAAAGTCTAGAGAAACTGAGGAGAAATAATGGAGAGATTTACTATTAAGTTTGATAACTTATCTACTGTCCAAGATTTCTCTGATGAAGCTGAAAATTACATAAGAGATACGTTTGAAATATATCAAGAAAGTACTGAGGTGTTCTACGTTGGATATAGAAAGCCATTTAATTCATTTTTCACAGAATTAAGCCAAGTATCCAGCACTGTAGAACCCCTAACTGTTGAATATTGGAATGGAACTGCATATACAGCAGTGCCTGGTCTTTCAGATAAGACCAGAGGCTATTCAAGGTCTGGATTTGTTGACTTTTCTAGAGAGATAACAGACTGGGCTAAAAATACAGTTGATTCAGTTGAGCTTTATTGGGTAAGAGTCAGTGCAAGTAGCCTACTTAATAACCCACAGATTCAAACAAAAGCTGGAAACAGCACAACAAGACTGGGGATTGAAGATGCTGACATTAGTAAGCTTAGTGTTGGGGATACTATTATTTTTGATACTACTTTGGATGGATTACAGGTTGTTGTTATTACAGCAAAAGATGATACGGCAGGAACAGCCTATGTTGACTTCCTACCAGCGACGGCAAATGCAGTTGATGACAACACAGATGTATTTAAACCGCTAATTATTAATGGAGTTAACATTCTTTTTTCAAGTGATATAGATATTGTTGAAGAAGTACCTTATATAGATGGCAATATTAACTATCTACCAAGAGGTTTTACTTCTTATGTTCCATACCATCAGGCAGCTAGGAAGACTTTAATTCAAGAGCTAAGAAATAAGGGAAAAGCCAAGATAAATAACAAAGAGTTTAATACATCAAACAACTTTTGGAGTAACCTAACTCAGTTTGACATCCTAGATAGGACAGAATTGGCTGAAGCTGCTAAGCAAAAGGTATTAGAGATACTTTTCTTTAATACTAGTGATGAAGCTGATGATAAGTTTGAGCAGAAATCAAAAGAGCATAGAAGTAAGTATGCAGATGCCTTTAGTTTGGCATTTTTAAGTCTTGATACAAATGATGATGGAATTGTGACTCAAGGTGAAGGTGAAAACCTCACAAAACAGGTCACAAGAATTAGAAGACTATGAGTGATATAGTAAAAAACATTAGAACTGGTCTAGAGTCTGTGATTACAGATGTGCTAGGCTCTGAGTGGAATCCTCTCCAGTATAAATATGATTTGGAAAAGAACCCCACCAATACATCAAAGAGGTGGGGTGTTGTGGTAGGTGATGGAGTGGCGAGCGCCACGGGTAGAATTGGAGATGTGACCATTGATAGAACTTTTACGGTGACATTAGGTGATGAGCATGTCAACCAAGCAGATGACTCAAATGCTCAGACCGTTCAAGATAGTTTAGAGACATTACTGGATGATATTTTCATCCAAGCAGCCCTGAAAAAATTAGGGGTGCCAAATCTAGTTTATAGTGTAACAATTAGTAGTATTAGTGAGCCTCTTTTGGTTGTGGATGGAACTTTATTTATGCAAGCAACATACATAATCAAGTACAGGAGTGAGGCTTTTAGGTGCTAATTTACAAGGAGAGTAAATATGACAATTGGAGTACTTAAGAACTCATCACTCTTTGCAGTTGTTGAGGAAGTCACAGAGGGAACAGCTGTAGACCCCACATTGGGTTCTCAGTTTATTCAGGTTCTAGATGCAGTAGAGCAAACACCTGCTAAAGAATTGATTGATAGGGCAGTAATCACACCAAACAAAGGTAAGATTCAGCCTAGAGTATCTACATCAAGTGTTTCTGGTACAATTCCTACAGAATTTAAAGCAAGTGGTACTGAAGGGGATGCTCCTGAGACAGACATCTTGTGGAAATCACTTTTGGGTGTAAGAAGGCAAATCACATCAAGAATTACTACAGGAACAGGGCATACAACAAACACATTAAACATCATAGGTCACTCATTAGAGGTTGGAGATATAATTGTTATCTTAGAAGCCAATAATTACTGGTCTGCTGCTATTGAATCTGTTGACGGTGTTGATGATGTTACATTCTACCCTACAGCTCCATTCACTCCTAGTGACGCGGTTGAGTTAGCTGAGACAACTACCTATAGAGCAGAAGGAAATGCTGAGCCAGCTTTCACCTTCAGCGCTTATTGGGGTAATGAGATTAAAGAGCAAGGAATTGGATGTAAGGCTAGTGCATGTTCAATTGAGAATATCACAACTGGTCAAACTCCTAGCTCAAACTTCTCTTATGAGGGACTAAGCTTTGATGAGGCTGATGAGGTAGCACCTGTTACACCATCTTTTGACCCATCACTACCTCCAATTGCTTTAAGTATGGTGGTTGCTTACAATGATGTATGTCTAGACATGAATGAAACATCATTATCCATTGAAAACACAGTATCTTTCTTAACTTCTGTTAAATCTGATGATGGTAGAGTTAGTTCAAGGATTTCTGAGAGGGCTGTTAGTGGTACATTAACCCCTTACTTGGATGATACTGATTTAAGTATTTTTAATATCTTTAAGAATAATACAGAAGCACCTTTATTTGTTTCTGCATTTAATGTAGACCCTGCAAATGCTGGTCAATTTGAACTTGGTTCAATGGTTGCTTATTACTGCCCTAATACTCTGATTACCGGCTTAACTAAGGCTGACCTAGAGGGCACACTGACAAGACCTATTGAATTCCAGGCAAACACTGGTGCAACTGGTGACTTGATTGAGATTTTTGTAGGATTCTGCTAAGAAATAAAGGCTATCAAGGAGGCAAAGATGGCTATTGTTGCTTACAGACCAGGTGACCTGGTCAAAATTAAGATTGGTGAGGCTGTATTTCACGTTTCACCATTAAAGTATGGTCAGAAGACTGAAATTCTAAGTCTGACTCAACCACAAGGCGGTATTGTATTCACTGATGTAGCTCAAGCTAGCTATAAGTTAGTGAAGTATTGCGTTAAAAGAGTTGAAAACATTGTTTATCCAGATGGAAAACCACTTGGAATCAGTGTGGTTAATGATGAGTTAACTGATGAGAGTGCTGAAGAGCTTATGAACCTTAGTATTACAGCAGAGCTTATTTTAGCGTGTCAAAGCATGCTTGGCGGTGTACCAGATAAGGTAATCCACCCCCAAACTGGTGAAGTTGTTCAAAATATTAAGATTCTTAAGGATAAGAAAGCTCAAAAAAAGTAATATACAATGCTCCAGACTTATTCTGGCAGGTTTTTACTCTAAAAACGCATGATATAAACCATGTGACTGACTGGGAGAGGGCATTGTTAGTATGTACGTTAGAGGCAATCTTTAATGAAGATGATTATTTCACATGCCATAAATGCTTAAGCTCTTTTTCTAATCAACCTGAAGGGGATGACAAGGAAAAGCTTCTAACAAAGATGAGAAAGCTTAAGGGTTGCTGGGGTACTATTAGGCAATCATATAGAGTTGATAAATTTGAAGTAAGCACCTGCCCAGGTAATTACTCTACTCATCAAGTACATGAATTCTTCTCCTGGTATCTTAAGTATGAACAATTTGGAATACTACCTTATCCAGGTAGTTTATATGACCAGCCTGCTAAAATAATGGAGATTTTTGACATTATAGGCAGCATTAAGTTCAAGAAATTAAAAGAGAGAAAGGATAGGCAAGAGATGGAAAACAAGAGAAATAGACTTAAAGGTAAATAGTATTTAGAATAGACTAAGTAATGCATTCCAAGGATGATTGAATGGCAAATGAAGTTGAAGTCACGCTAAAACTCAATGTAAATCAAGCCCAACAAGTCATTAGAGCAGCAGAAAACGGCTTTAAACAGTTTGGGAGCACAGCAGAGAAGAGTCTGGGTGTTGCAGATGTTGCTTTTGGCTCATTTGTTGGAAATATTGCTGCTGCAGGACTTGAGAAGATAATCTCAGGCATTGCAGGTTCATTTGGAGGCTTAGTTGATGCTACTAAAGACCTTGAGGCAATTGAGACAAGGTTTAAGGTATTAACAGGCAGTGCAGATGAAGCTCAGAAGGTTTTAGCTAATCTTCAGACATTTGCTGCAGGAACGCCATTTCAGTTACCAGGCTTAGCTGATGCAACAGCACAACTAATCTCTTTTGGGGTATCAACTAATGACCTAGAGCCAACATTAAGACAGTTGGGTGACCTTGCTGCTGGTGCAGGAACTCAAATTGGTGAATTAACCATTCCGTTTGGGCGTTTAATCTCAACTCAGAAACTAACATTACAAGAACTAGATAAATTTGCTGATAGAGGTATTAATATTTTTGCAGGTCTTGCTGAGAAATCAGGAGTATCTCTTGGCTCCATTAGAGATGAGATATCAAAAGGAAATGTACCATTTGAGGACTTTATTGAGGTTATTAATGAAGCCACAAGTGAAGGCGGTCAGTTCTTTGGTGCCACTGCTGAGCTATCACAAACACTAGGTGGTGTTTTATCAACACTAGGAGATAACTTCTTTGCGCTACAAGGGGCAATTGGTGGAACATTTAATGCTGCCCTAATAAGTGGTGCTAGCGTTCTTATTGAAACACTTCAAAGCCTTGTTGGATTTATTCAAGAGAATGAAGCTGCACTAAAAGCATTTTCACAGGCTTTAGTTGGTGGTGTTATCAACGGATTTCAAACATTAGTTGCTGTTGCCCAAGGTGTTGTTGGGTTTTTTGCTAACTTTGACCAGGTTATAACAAGAAATAAATCAAATATTGAAGCCGCTGGTATAGCTGTTGCTGCTCTGGGGACAGCACTTCTTATACAAAATGCCGGTTTAATAGCCAGTGCAGTTGCAGCCAATGCTGCTGGGGCTGCCCTGGTTGTTTATAATGGGGCTGTTGCTATTGCTAGAACAGGAACTGCCATCTTCAATGCCATATTAAACCTAAATCCAATTGTTCTACTTGTAACTGGATTAGGATTAGCTGCTGCCGCTTTTGTTAAGTTCAATGGAGGTATAGATGGTGCCATTGGAAAACTTAAGGAATGGACAGGCGCTGTATTACAATTCTTTCAACCTGGAATAGAGGTTATATTGCAAGGTGTGGCAAAAGTTGCCGGTATATTTGATAAAGACCTTGCTGATTCTGCTAGAACCGCAATTGCAGAGATTGCAGAGTTCTCAAAACAATTAGAGGAGTCTGGTAAGAAACAAAATGAGGTTGCGTTAGCAGCAGAAAATTCAGCTCAAAAGATTGTTGAGGCAGAAGCTGTTAAAAGAGAGGCTGTTGCTGAAACAAATGCTCAGGCAGATGAAAATAAGAACAAAGCTATATCAAACGCACAAGAAGTTGCTGATTTTGAAACATTACTGGCAGATGCTAAAAAAGAAAGACAAGCTGAAGAGTTTGAACTTGATAGAGAGCGTGCTGAAATTAAAAAAGGAACTGAGTTAGAGGAGCTAGCAAGTCTCATAGGTGAGAGAGATGCACTTGAAACTCAAGCTGAAGTAGAAAAGTTACAAAGACAAGGTAAAAATGCTGAGGCTGAGAAGTTAATTAAAGATAAACTTGCTAAAGCTGATGAACAAAGACTATTTGCTGTTCAAAAGTTTGAAGATAAAACAAATAAGCAAAAGATTGATGGGTTGAAATCTACATTAGGTACAGTATCAAGCCTTCAATCAAGTAATAATAAGACCCTATTTAGAATTGGTCAGGCAGGGGCAATTGCCAATGCAACAATTAGTGGTTTTGAAGGGTTTGCCAGAGCATTAGGTGCAGCACCGCCCCCATTTAACTTTATCCTTGCTGGTTTAGTTGCAGCCGCTTCAGCAGCTAACATTGCTAAGATTGCCAGCTCATCACCTCCATCATTTCAGTTTGGTGGTATTGTTCCTGGTCAACCAAGTAATGCTGATAACCAAATTATAACTGCTGCTAGTGGTGAGGCTGTTTTAAATAGACAACAACAGGCTGAGCTCTTCAACCAACTCAATACGGGTGGTGGAGAAGGAAGTGGTAACACAATTAACATCAATGTTGAGTCCTCTACAGGTGATATTCCTGATGAAAATGTAGATAATATTGTAGATAACATTAATAATAGGACTGAATTTGGTAATGTGCAGGTAAATACCGGAGCATAATATGGCAATAGAGCTACCTAAGTTTGAATATGTCCACCCAGTAGATGGAGCAACTGTTCTAGAGTTTGACTTACCCCCTGAGGGTGACCCAATAAGAGAGAGGGTTAGAGCAAGAGAGAGAACTCAGCCAAGCGCTACTGGAATAGAGCAAACTCAATTCTTTTTCTTTGAATCAAACTTTGAATTGAGGATGATTTTTATAACAGAAGCTAAATTAAATGAAATAAGAAAGTTTTTTTATGACTTTGCTGGACAGGGAGGAGAATTTGAATACTTCCCTGATAAAACAGATACAGAATCATTTACATGCTCACTTAGGTCAAAGGACTTAAGACCTACAAGGGTTAGGTCAGATGGTGCTGGTGGTTTTGAGTATGATGTTAGGTTTCAGCTGAGGTCATTGGATAGGTTTCCAGTAGTATGACATATGAAACAGAATTACAGAATAAACAATTCCAACTTAACCTTGTTCTCAGCGTTGGTGGAGAGCTTTTTTCATCTTATCAAGTAGATTCTGATGTTGGTGATTTACTTGGTACTGGCTCTGGTATTCCTACCAATAGAATTGGTCTTATAAACAAAGTACGCTCATCAGGGAATAAAACAGATATAAGAAATGTAAGAACATCACTTGCATCACTTACTTTTGAGCTTTTAGATAAAGATGCAAGAGTCACTGCAATCTTAACTTCAGATGAAGAAAACTTACTTGAAAAAGAGGTTATATTTTATGTGGGATTTATTACTGGTTCTTTTGATTTTGCTGATTACCAGCTTATATCTAAGACTTATGTAAAATCTGTTAGAAAAAGACAAAACTTCTACCAATTTAATGCAAGGGAAACAACATCACTGCTTAGAAAGCGTATCTTCTCAATAAATTCACCACTGGATGGTGATATAAACTCCTTAGCAACAACATTAGTGGTAAATGATGGAAGCATATTCCCTACAAGCGGAAGAATTAAGATAAATAATGAATTTATCCAATATAATGGCGTTTCTGTTAACACTCTTCAAAATCTCTCTAGAGGGGATTTGAATTCAACTGCTGACAGCCATGAAGATGGTGATTTAGTCTTTTTTGTACAAGAGGTTGAGGATAATCCTATAGATATCATGCTTCAGATAATAACATCTGATGTTGGTGACATGAGTAATGGAACATTTGATGTTTTATCTACTGGTGGAATGGGAATTGATGAATCCTTAATAGATGTCACAACTTTTACTGATATTAGAGATACATTCTTTAGTGGTGAAGAGTTTAGGGACCATTTATATGATATTTCTGATGGATTAAGATATCTTGAGAAAGAATATTTAAAAGCAAACAATCTAAGGTTTATTACAAAGGATGGTAAAATCAGCTTAGCTGTTTTAGACCAAATTGACCTAACAGCAACAGTTCCTGAGTTAAAAGAAGATGACCAAGAGGAAGGTGCTAGCTGGCAGGCTAAGTCTGATAAAATTGTTAATGAAATAACCATACAATATGACTTTATTGAGGGTCTTAGACGCTTTTCTAGGACTCAAGTGTTCACAGATGATGATTCTATTACAAAGTTTGGTAGAAAACCCTTAGTTCTACAATTTAGAGCCATAAGAGCTGACTTATCAGGGACTGCTATAGCCACAAATAGAGCAACAAGACTTTTGGGTAGACTATCTACACCAAGAGCATCAGTTAAAGTGAAAACCCATTTTAGTGAGTCTAATTTTAACCTTGGGGACAAGGTTTTGTTCTCAAACAGATTCCTTCCACAGCAAGGTGGTGGATTAGGGATGGCTGAGCAGCTTGAAATCCTCTCAAGAGCAGTTGATTGGGATACTGGAAGAGCTTCATTTGATTTAGAGTTCACATCATACGCTGGTTTAAGAATAGGGCTAATTGCACCAAGCCCCTTTCCGGTTTCCGTATCAAGTCAAACCGTTTTTGATGTTCCTGATGGCACATGCTACAGGGTTGATGATGTTATTTGGCTGGAAGATGACCCAGGAGTGTATAGAACAATAATTGACGTAACTGGTAATACAATAACTATATCAAGTGCTTTTTTAACAACCCTTACAACTTTAACTAGAGTAAAAATAGCTCCATATGACCTAGCTAGTGAATTTCAAAGGTCTAGGTATGCTTACATTGTGGATGGCACGGGATTTTTTGGTGACGGAACAAAGGGTTATCAGATACTATTTTAGATATATTAGGAGTAACATATGGCTTTTTCACAAATACAACCAACGCAGACAGAAGCTAAAGCGGTCATTGATGAACAATTAATGGACACTGGGCTTAGGCTCAATTTTGATGACCATGAGAGTAGATTATTAGCAGTTGAGGCAGCGGTTGGAACAGCAGGTGAAGTTAGTGTTGAAGATTTATTTGCTGACATCTTAACGGATAAAAGGTTTTTCTCAAATGAAGGTATTCTTTTTAAAAGAAGATACCATGCATCCACAACAAAAAATGATGCAAGAATAAGCGCTAAGGCATTTGATAAAGATAGTGGTGGAGATATTGAGGGGGATGATAAAGAAGTCAGAGTCATGTTTAAACATGAATATGATGACCTGATTCAAGGTGGAGTTGATTCAAACCTTCTTTATAAGGGTGCATCTGTTGTAATGATAGATGGTGCAGAGATATTATTTAAAGTTAAAAGAGGTGAGAACTTCTTTGGAATTGGAACTAGAGTAAATCCTGGTCATTCAGACACAATTGAAATACTAATTGATGGTCAAACTCCTGTTTCATTAAGCCTTGTTGACCAAAATGGTAATGCGGCACCTAACAGTTTTTCAAATAACGGCTCAATAGATAGACCTGGGACTGTATTTTACTACTTTGATTTAGATGGTGAAGAGCACATTGTTAGTATTAAAAACAATGATTCATTATCAAGACCAACTGAATTTGAATTTGTAGAGATAGGTTACCGTTCAAGAGACTACTCAATTACAAATGATTTACATATTAATAAATCAAAAGCACTTGTTAAAGGTGTTCAAGTTGATATTGCTGAGCAAGATGTATCATTTACTAAATCCACTGGATATGGTCACAGTGGGATGCTTGTTTCTAACACAAGTGGGGTTGTCAGAGTTGTAGATGGTCTTGAGGGTGCTATGACTCATGTAAAGTCAGATGAAACTATAGATTTTACATCTGCAGTGACAACAATACCTGTTAAAACAGCATTTAATTTCCCTGACAAGGGTATATGCCTATTCCAACACCCTCTAGGTGGCACATTTCAATTTAGCTATGGATCAAAGACAACCACAACAGTTCAAACAAACTCTTTAGATGATATTATATGGAAATTACAGCCCGTAAATAGCTTGGATATAGAAACAGGGTTTAATAATCAAGCTGCAACTGGTGATGCTAAAATAAATGCAACAATAACATACTGGGCAGAGCCAACCATTGAAATTAATTCAGGCAATAATAAAATAGACTTTGAAATAACAATAACTGATTCAGCTGGAGTTGACCAAACAACATCTCACACAGCTACTATCCCATCAGGATGGTATGATGCTGAAATAATCAATATAGCAGATACAATTGTTCAACAAATGGAAGCTGTTAAACCACTTGGAACTGATGGAAGGTATTATGCTGAATGGCAGTCAGGAATTAAAAAGTGGGTCATAGGAGCTAGTGGTAAAAACATAGTTAGCATTGCCTTTGACTTTGCTACAGGTGCAAACTTTGCTTCATCAATACACCCAACTCTTGGTTATAACAATGCTGATATATCTGGAGACAACGCTTACTATGCAAATAATGAAACAACTCATAGACCTGTAAGAGCGTATTATGGTGATAAGTTTACACGCTCACCTGATAGCCAGGATGTAAAATATACAACTTCAAATGTTTCAGCTACTCCTGAAAACCCTGATGTAGAGTCTAGACTTGGATTTGATAATGTAAGACCCATGAGTGATGGTAATGAAGTCAATATGCAGATACACACTGATGATGATTCATGTGGAATTATAGCTTATTTTGTAACAAGAAATAATAATACAGGTGTCTCAATGTACTATCAAATTGATGATAGAGAGAGAACCTATATGTTTTATAACCAACAATACGGTTTTAATAATGTCTCAGATGGTATCTACGGAAGGGTTATACCTGTAATTCTGACTTACCCTAGAGGTTCAAAGAAAATATGCTTTGGAGATACAAGGGTAAACATGTTCACCAACAGGAGTGGTGGAGTAAATACTATAAGTCAAATTCAATTTGCTGGGTATAAGCAGCTCTATTCAAGACCTAAAATAGAAGATGTCGCTTCAGATGAAAATATATTAAGAGTTTATGATATAGCTCCAAAGTCATTATATAGTACAACTTATGGCAATAATTCAGGTGTTCTTTATTCACCTGGCTCAAATGATTCTATAAATACTGTCACAGAAACAGGTTCATGGGCAGCAGCAGGACCATCAGATTTTTGGAATCAGTTTGGTAGAATAACTACAAGCAGTGGTGACTTTGTTGAATATGATTTTACAATAAATGGTGATTGTGGAGGAATATGGTTAAGAGTAATCTGTACAACATCCACACCTGAGGGCGTAGAGTTCTATTTATCCACTTCAGCAATAAATGAATCAACTGATTTGATATCAACAACGTGTTTTTTATCTCAAACAGGTCCAATAAGTGATGGTGCTGATGGGATAGGAATGTACGGAATACCTCAAGGAACATACAAAGCTAGGTTTAAATTGTCAGCTACAACAAGTCCAAACTTTGTTGTACTAGGTGTTACTGTTGCAGATACAATTCCACCTGATGTAAATACATATGTAATTGCTGATACAACAAACAACGGTCAGACAGTTCCTAGAG